CAACCAATTAGTAGACTCACTACATATTTATTTAATAATGTGTCCAGTTAAAGGTAAACACATAATACCAGCGTTAGTATTCAATCCTGGTGTTACTACTCAAACAAATGTTTTTGTTGGAGTTGCTGTTGTACCAATGGTAGGAGTAACAGTATTACCTTGGCCAATTATACCATTATCTACAATAGGAGATATTGGATATGAAGTGTATGATGGAGCTGGTGGTGGATTTTCTATTGATGAAGATTGGATAACAAAACAATCACCAAAGATTGATATTTGGAATGATACTGTATTTAAAAATCACAAAGATATCTATGTTATAGATATTGAAGGTGAAGTAGAACAAGTGGTTGTAGCCGCTGGAGTAAGAGGTTAATATAATAGGAGTTAATAATGAAAAAAGAAGAACTTATACGAGTTATAGACAAAATAGTTGAACGAAAAGTTCAACAACAAATCACAAAACTTAAAGAGGAAATATTTATAGATAAGGAAAAGCCTTTAAGTGTTGAGTCTATACAAGAAGAGTTTGTTCGGAAACCAAAAGTTAAAAAGAAGAAAATACACTACACCAAAAACGAATCTTTAAATAAAATTTTAAATGAAACTAAAGGTGGAATACAAGGTGGTCATGAACCATATCCAACAATGGGTGGTGGAACATTTGACACTTCAAGAATGGCTGATATGTTGGGTTATGGTGGTTCAGATGAAAAGAAAAGAGAAGTCGGAGCCGTACAAACTATGCAGAAAGCTGGTGTAAATGTAGACCAAGTTCCAGACCATGTTACAAGTGCTTTAACAAAAGATTATAGTAAACTAATGAAAGCTATAGATAAGAAAAAAGGAAAATAATAAATGGGTGCATTAGAAAATGATTTAAATCCAGATGTTTCGATTGGGTTATCTTTACCACTTGGACATTCAGATTCTGGATTTTTTGAACAGACTCAAACCACATTAAAACAAACGTCTACTAACATTAAAAATTTGTTATTGACGATGAAAGGGGAACGACCTTTTCTACCAGAGTTTGGGTGTGATATCTATAGTGCACTTTTTGAACCAATAGGTGATGAGACTACCGCTAAAATTGAAGATAGTATAAAAG